ACTCTGTCCTCACTATCATCGATGAATCAGGACGAGTCGCTAAAATTGTTAGAATTAACGGACAATTATATGAAGACATTGGAAAAACTTTCGTTACTGAACTCCGACGATATTCCGTTTCTGGTGGTTATGTTGAATCAAACGGGGTGGGGCGTCCTATGTTTGAACTAATTAGGAGTGAAATTAGAACAACACAGGAATTCTATACTACAAACGATAATAAAAACCAAGGTATTCGTAATTTAATTTACAAAATACAAAATGGTGAACTGGAATTACCCAGTGAGGAATTATTCCCTCACCTAAAACAAGAATTAGAGGCATTTAGTTATAAAGTATCACCTAATGGATTAATTACATTTAATGCACCCAGTGGTACGCACGATGACTGTGTAATGTCTTTAATGTTAGCAAATGAAGCTAGAGAGAAAATAGCCTTACGTAAAGGTAGTTTATACGTGGGAGGAAGTAAAATGAATGAAGCCACTAAAGTAAAGTGGGGAATGGGAATGTAAACGTGACTACCTGAAAGAGAGTTGATAACTTTATAGAATAAAATAACAAAATGGCAAGAAAATATAATAAATGGGGTGCTGGAGATAAAAACATAACTTTATATGATATTGAGTTAGTTAAAACATATAATGGTACACCTGTTCCACCTGATACTCTAGTATCTAAAATTATTGGTAAGAAAGAAACATTCCATTTATTGTTTATCCCTAACCACGAAACTAAGGAAATTAGATTTGGTGCTGACGTAAACACTAATTTCAGTAATCAAGTGATGGACCTAATGATTCAATCAGGTGAAGCTGAGCATTTAATGAAACAAATGCACGAGGTAGCATTCGGTAGTAAACCAGTAGAGCAAGTACAATTAACCCTTCCTAAACTAGATTTAAACTACAGCTTGATTTCCCAACAATAGCATTGTATATTTATATATAATTAAAATAATGTCTGCTATGAATGCAATTGTATCTACCTTCCGTGCTCTACAAGATGTAGAGGTAATGATGGAAATTACCCAATCAATAGAGGGTCAAGAAAAAACTATGAAACAACTAACTCGTGAAAGAGATAGGTTGGCAAAAACACTCTCAAACTTGGTTTCTGTAAAGTAAGTTTGTATATTATATTCGATTGATTATTTGTAAGCAATAAAAAAGGTAATTCGTCTCCTCCTTACCTATACCTTTTTTCCCTCCTGTGGTTTAGTGACATTTACGCAGGAGGTTTTTTTTACTTTAAAAGACTAACAACGCACACGCGAGTATTTATCACCGTATGGAATTGAAATTTAATATACCTGATTATTTTAGTATTAAGGACTGGAAATACTATAACTCACTTGAAATGGATAGTGAGGTAGATAAAATGGTTAAGTTCTTGTCTTATATAAGTGATCTAGAAGAAGATAAAATATTGGAATTATCCCCAATAGCACTATCCCAAACTTATATTTCAGTATTAGAGACAATAGGTGAGGCACAATCCTCATTTTACCCTATTATTGAGATTGATGGTCAATGGTATGGTTATTCCTCTATGTCTAAAATGACATTAGGTGAATATATTGACCTAGAAAAATTAGCTAAGAATCCAATTGCTAATTTAGAGGAAATAATGGCTATACTTTACCGCCCTATTAAAAAACATAAATTTAAAGGTGTAATTTGGGCTTATAAAAACTCATATAAAACAGGTACTGGTGATGTAGAGAATCTATTTAAATACTACACACTAGAAAAATATGATTCAGCAAAACGAGCAGAACGAGTAGATATAATGTCTGTACTGCCAGTTAGCTTTGCACTAGGTGCTATGAGTTTTTTTTTAGTTCAAGCAAACATCTCTTTACTAGGTACTCAAGTTTATTCAGCGACCAAAGACAAGGAGGAACTGAAGACCCTGATGAACAAGGTGAAACAGAGCGTTTCAATGCCCATTGGGGATGGTTTGCTACAATTCATCACCTCTCAGAAACATCCATCCTTTCAATCACAGGCGATAAATCCATTATTGACCTAAACTTTATATTTGTACTTAATTATTTAGCATTTGAAAAAGATAAAAATGGTATAATACAAAGAGAACAAAATAGACAAAATTACAAGATAAGATGACGAAACAAGAAATTCAATCAATGTTAGCTGAAGGATATGATTTAAATCAAATCGCAGCTATTAAAATGATTAGCAAGCAACTATTACAAGATATTTTGGATGCTGATGCTTGTGCCCCTATCATTAAGAAAAGTAAAGGCACATCCGGTACTTCAGGTGTATCTTGGTTAAACGAAGACGGACTATGAAAACATACAAACAAATAGTTGAGACATTCCAATCAGCAAGTAATGCACACTTGGCAATTAAATCATTTGCTGAGGGTGCTCTTGATTATTTGGATGCTAGTTCTCAAAATGTAAAATACCCTTATATCTTTTTACGCCCACTTACCTCACCTGGAATTAATCTAAATGCAAATGGTATTTCGGGTACACGTACTTTAACGTTTGAGATGTATTCATTAGATGTACCTAATCTAAAGGATGCTTCACCATTAAACATCAAATCAAATACAGAACAGTACATTTACGATTTGATTGCTTATTTTAACTTAGGTTCACAACAACAAACCGAATTTATTACTCTACAAAACATTACCCCAGTTGATGAGGCATTTAATGATAGAGCATACGGGTGGGTTGGTGTACTTAATTACACTGATATTGCAATACTAGATTACTGCGCATTCCCAGATTTACCATAATATGGCACTTATACCTGTTGAATACCTAGCTACCACAGATGAGCTAACTAAAATAGCTAATTCCTATAAGGAAGAGGCTATTATTAAGTTAACTGAAAATGGTAGTAACGTAACAGGTAAATTAGCAGCATCTATTAGAGTACAATCTGCTAGAGTTGAACCTGATAGATTAGTTATCCCAGTCACTATGTTAAAATATGGTGAATACGTTGATAATGGAGCAGAACGAGGTAGAGGAAAACAACCACCAGTACAAGATATAGTACAATGGGTAAAACAAAAAAGAATATCAGTACCAAAACAATTTAAATCAGTCGAACAATTTGCTTGGGCAATTGCTTATAATATTGGAAAACAAGGTCAACGTTTTAAACGTGCAAGACCATTTATTGAACCTGCGTTAAATACCGTTAGAGAACAGTATATAAACAGCGGTCAATTAGCAAGCGCCGTAGCTATTGATTTAGACAGAAACATTCAATTAAACGCGAATAATACACCCGGATTAAATGGCAATTAGTATTACACAACAACCTACCTCACCTGGTATGACAAACAGTGATTATCTGTTTGAGGTTACTTCATCTCAAGTTACACAACCACAATTCCAATTTGTGGCTGATTTGACTTATTCAGGTTCATCTACTGTATTACAGAGAATTAAACAACAACCAAACCCATCACTTTATGGGGTTTTTAACTTTGGTCAAATCGTTGCTTCATACTTAGCAGAAGATAATTCATTTAAAACATCAAAATTTGATACTGCAACAAACGTAGGTAAACGTTTTGCTGTTAAATTTGGTGAAGAATACGGTATATCAGTTTCCTCATCAGTAACACTATACAATGGTCTTTCTGCCACTGCAGGTGCTCCTGCTAAATCAGGTTCAAATTATTATTACGTAATAGATGGTTTAGTAGAGCCTTATGATGCTGTTAATTGGAATTTCCCTTCAGCATCGTACTATTCTGATATAACTACCCCAACTGCAGGTGGTGATTTAATTCAGGCAGAATACGCGTTAACTTACGCTCCACTTACCAAAGCAATACAGACGACGGAATATGAAACTATCTCGCTTATAAACGGGAATTTTAACAATAGTGATACTGTAGCACAAGATGTTTACGGTATACAAGTATTACAGTATGATGTTACTGGTTCACAAATTTCATCTTCTATTGTTTATAATTTAACAGGTAATGGAGGAGGTCCTCGTGCTAACACATCTCAAGAATGGGATTCAGTTTATGCTAACCAAACTTCAGGTACACAATTACTCACAATTGGAGTAGGCCCACAAAACCTATTAAATGCAGGTACTGCACTATTATCTAATTGTGCTTACTATACTGTAAAAGCATTTATGCAAGAGTCTACTGGTGTAGATGACTTAGCTAATTACTTTAGTTTTAGACGTTACAATATTGAAGGTCCAGCTTGTGGATACGATGGTGTTAGATTTGCCTGGAAAAACGAATTTGGTGTTTGGGATTATTACACATTCACCTTACAAAGCGATTCAGCATTTGCTATTGAAAGAAATGCATACGGTAAAACATTTGTTGATTACTCAACTACCTCTACTACAGTCGCATACAATCGTGAACGCCGCGGTTCAACGCAATTTTATAACGGTTTAGACCAAACTCAAACAGCCAATAGTAACTGGTTAAACCAAGAAGAGGCTGATTGGTTAAGAGAATTATTCTTTAGTGCTAACGTTTATCAACAAGTAGGTACAGATTTCTTCCCAATAGTGATCACAAACGTTGATATGGTGGAAAAAACAAACCCACGTACTCAAAGAACCTTCCAATACACAATTGAATTTAAACCTGCTAACCAGCTAAGACCAAGAATCTAATATGGTAATATTACGCGCTACAAACGATAATGGAGTAACAGTTGATTTAGATGTTCTAGAATCCAATCAACCCATATTGTTAGACATTTCAGCAATTGAAAATGCTACAATTGGAGATGTATTTGGTGTTTCTTCTCAAACATTTAGTTTACCTGGAACTGATAAAAATAATCAGTTCTTTGGTAACCTATTTAATTTGGGAGCTACACCTTCTGTAGCATTACAAGATTCTATTCCTTGTCAAGTTTTAACTGATGGTCAAGCAGTATTTACAGGTCGTCTTTACATTACTGATATTATTACAGACCAAAAAGGCTACACAACATATCAAGTAAACGTTGTAAACGAGACAGTTGATTTTAAATTCTTATTAACTGATACTTACTTATCTCAGTTAGATTGGTCAGCATATAATCACTCATACACTTATGGTAGCATTACCTCTTCTTGGGATGGTGCTATTGCAGGAGGAGATATTGTTTACCCACACGTAGATTATGGTAGACAAGAAGGAGATACAACTGCTCCAACTTATGCTTTCTCAAATAATCCAAGTCCAACAACATTTGATAACAGTACTTTACCTTTACGTATTCAGGATTTTAAACCTGCAATTAGAGTTAAAGCAGTACTAGATACATTATTTGATTCAGTTGGGTACGAATACACGTCCTCATTTATTGAGTCTGCTTATTTCCAAAATCTATACACACTAACTACTCCTAATGATGGTATAGGTGTACAAAATGAGAATCCTACAACTGGTAGTTTCTATGCTTATAGAGCAACATCAAATCAAACCTTTAATGCCTTAACAGATACTAAGCTTAATTTTAATGCTGAATTATATGATGATTATGGTAGATATGATTTAGTAAATGATGAATTTACAGCGTATGCTGATGGTCAGTATGGTTTTACCTTAGCATTTAACTTTAGTATTTCAAACTATGGTTTATCTAATCGTTTAAGATTCTTTGTAACATTACAAGATGATTTAGGTAATCAATTAGCTGGTAGGACATTTGTTGATCCACCTCAATCTGGACAATTAATTTCTCCTTTCCAATTAATTGCTTTAGAAGCAGGTGATAAGGTAAGAGCATTTGTTGAATTGGGTACTGATGATGGTAGCGAAGTAGTAACTGTAGGATTTGGTGAAACCGCTACTTATTTTACAACATATTCTACTCCTAAATCTGTAATTAATGCTAATGTTGATATGGGAGAACAATTCCCAGCGGATTTAAAAGCATTAGATTTCCTACAAGGTTTAATTGAGAAATTTAACTTAGTAATTGAACCAGTTCCTGGTACTCGTAATGTTTTACGTATTGAACCATTCCAAGATTGGATTGACCAGGGTGTAAATAAAGACTGGACTGATAAAATAGATAGAGGTCAACGATTTAAGATTGTTCACCCAATTACTGAACAACCTAAGGAAATTTTGTTTAGTGATGAGGAAGACGATGATGCTCTAAACCAATACACTGTTGAAAGATTTGGTGGAGATGTTTATGGTACCTACAAATACACTAATGATTCAGACCTAGCAATAGGTGAAAGAAAAATAGGAACTACATTTGCTGCTACGCCAGTTAAAAATATTCCTAACTCTACTGATTTTATTATTCCTATGCTCCATAAAAGAGAGCCAGGACAAGAACCAAGACCATATGCTTTTAAACCTCGTTTGTTATATGCTAACGGTAAGAAAGCTGTACCATCCGATGCATATGGTGGTTCATTAGGAACTAATGGAGCACCACCTCGTGGTACTATACGTGGTACTTACTTCTTTAGAGATGAAGTGGGAACAACCCATCGTGAATACTATTGGTACCAAATGACAACTTATGAGTCATTACCTACTTCTAATACATCACGTGATTTACATTTTGGTAATAGAAAGAATCCTGGATTCTGGCCTTACTTCCAAACCAATGTAAATGGTTATACTGCAAATTCTGCATACCATTATTATTGGGAAACTTACATTAACTCGCTTTACGACATTGATGCTCGTAAATTAACTTGTAATGTTTATTTAGAGCCAACTGAAATTCAAAATATAGCACTAAATGATAAGTACTTTATCGATGGTGCTTACTACCGCATTAACAAAATTAATGGTGCTAACTTAACTTATAGAGATACTGTTGAGGTAGAATTAATTAAACAACTTAATCGTAAATTACAATATCCTCGTAGACGTGTAATTGATGCTCTTAATGACAGACTAGTTGATATTCAAGTACAAAGTGAGGATGCTAGTGGTAGAGTAGTTTATCAAGATTATGATACAGGTCTTCCTGTTGAAGATTTTAATTTAATTGTTCAGGCAGCCGCCAAAGATGGCTATACTATATACAAATCAGATAGTACAGGTAGTACTGCTTGGGATACAATCTCAGCTACCAACATTCCATTAGATAGAGTAGTAAGTGCAGGTAACGAGGTAGATCAAATTGTTGCTCGTGTTACTGTAAATGGTACTGCTAACAAAGTAGCACAAAACGTAACTGATACAAATATATTAGGTACTAATAACATTGTTGGAGCATTTACTGACACTGCTATAGTATCTGGATTTGATAATACAGTTGATATTGACCAATCTAACGTTGCAATATTAGCATCTCAAACATCATCAATCTATAATGGTACTGATAATTCTATTATTATAGGAGGTTCAGGAAGTTACATTAACAATGGTGACTGGGTTGTTGATATAAATGGATTCCCAGGTGGTATAACTGATAGTGACAATACTGTAGCTATTAACCGTACACAAAATGAGGTAATTATTAATGGTAATGGCCATACAGTAGTTGGTCTTAATTTAGAAGGTGCTGGTTTAGATTTACTTAACACTAGAGAAAACAGTGTTTGGTTAGGTGACACCTACTTAGGTGAATCTATTTTCTTAGAATCTAGTTCTTTAAGTTTAGGTGACGGTACTTCAATTGATTTGTCTGATACACAATACAGACACTCCTCACTTTATGTAATGACCTGGAGTGGTTTATCCCCAGGTACTGCCTCTATTTCACTACCAAGTTACGTAAACAACGATTATAAAAAATCAGTTTACACATTTAAAGCAGATGGTACTTTTGACGGTACTACACGTTTAGAAATTAGTGGATTTAGTGGTCAAATTATTGAAGGAACTGCTACATACGCCTTGTCTAGTTCATATGATTTTGTTACTCTATATGGTAACCAAGGTAACTGGTTAGTACTTAATTCTTCGCAAGGAGAAGGTGGTGGTGGAGCCAGTAATACAATTAACGTACAATACACTGGTAGTTTAGTAAATGTAGCTGATACATTAAACTTTACAGGTTCAGGAGTTACAGTAACTGCTGTTGGTGGTACTGCAACTATTGACATTACAGGAGGTACTTCAGTTAGTGCTTCTTATGCTACAAGTGCTTCACGAGCTATATCAGCAGAATGCTCTGATAAGGTAGACACTCTTAATTATGATATGCCTGATCCAGGTAAATATTTTTACACGAGTGTACAATCAACTGCAAGTACTTGTCAAACTATTGATACATTAGATCAGTATGGTTTATACTATGATGCTAATACTAATAGAAACGTATCACCAGTAGATCTACAAGGTGATTTAATTGGTACTGCCTCATTTGCTATTACTGCTTCTTACGCTTTAAATGCTGCTAGTCCTGTTAACATCTACAATAGTGATGGTACTTTAGACGATAATAGAACAGTACAATTAGGTGGTAATAATTTAATATTCTCAGCATCGCAAGGTGAAAGCTTTATTATTGCAAGTGATCCTGCTTCAGATGTTAATATTACAAATTTAGCTCAAGCAACAGGTTCAAACGTACTTTATTACAATACAACCAATGGTAAATTAACCTATGGTGCTGCTCCTTCAGGTAGCGGAGGTACTGTTGATACTGGTTCATTTATGATCACTGGTTCTGTAAGTGGTAATACTCTTACATTTACTAAAGGTGATGCCTCTACATTTGATTTAACTGTTGCTGGTGGAGGTGGAACTGCTTTCCCATATACAGGTTCGGCTGAAATTACTGGTTCATTAGCTGTAACAGGTAGTTACAAAGGTAATATTGTTAACTTAAATGTTGTTAATGATAGTGCATCTTTAGATTTATCAGCTGGTAATGCATTTACAATTACTTTAACTACGGGTTCTACTTATATTTCTGCTTCAAATATTGATCCTAACCAGAAATTTAGTCTATTGATTTCCTCAAGTTACCAGTACGCTAATATTGTATTTGAACCTACTCAGTTTTACTTACCAAGTACTTCTAACCCTTATGTAACAAGTCCAGATACAGGAAGTAGAGACATATTAACATTTGAAAGTTATGTGTTTAATCCTAATGTATTAGTTAATACCTCTATTACTCAGGATTTACAGCCAGCCCAAAAAGTAGAATTTATTCAGGCAACAGGTGGTACTATAACAACATCTGGTAGCTACAAAATCCACACATTTACTACTTCAGGAACATTTAATGTAACTACACCAGGTAGTTTAAGTGAATTCTTAATTGTTGCTGGTGGTGGAGGTGGAGGTTCTGCACACGGTGGTGGAGGTGGAGGCGGTGGCCTTATCTACGATAACTCAGAACCATTCTTAACTGCTACTTCTTATACAGTAACTGTTGGTGGTGGTGGTGCAGGTGCTCCTTCTGGTACTAACTCTAAAGGAAGTAACGGTAGTAACTCCTCATTTTATAGTAATACCGCTATTGGTGGAGGTGGTGGAGGTGCTTATGGACTTTCAGGAACTGTAGCTGATGGTTTAGATGGTGGATCCGGTGGTGGAGGCGGCGGTGAAAATGGTATTGGAGGTTTAGGTACTGCAGGACAAGGATTTGATGGTGGTGATGGTACTGGTTCACCAGGTAATGGTGGTGGTGGTGGAGGTGCCTCAGGAGACGGTTCATCTGTTAACTCTGGTTCTTATGCCCCAGGTGGTGCTAATGGTTTAGCTTATGACTTTACTGGATCTTCAGTTTACTATGCTGGAGGTGGAGGTGGAGGAGCTTGGGCTGCTATTTTACCTTATGGTGGTATTGGAGGCCTCGGTGGAGGTGGAAACGGTGGTGATGGAGGAAATAATCCTGGATTACCTGGTGGAATTAACACCGGTGGAGGTGGTGGTGGAGCTTCTGATTACTCACCTGGTGGTGGTAGTGGAGGTTCTGGTATAGTAATAATTAAATATCAATACACATCATAATGGCATATTGGGCTAAATTAGATAATAATAGAATAGTTACTCAAGTACTTAGAGCTGATGAAGATTTTATTGCTTCAGGAGCAGTAGGAGTACCTCAAAACTGGATACAAACATCATATACCGGTGAATTCAGAAAGAATTTTGCAGGTATAGGGTACACTTATGATTTGGTACGTAATGCATTTATTCCTCCTAAACCATATCCTTCTTGGATATTAAATGAGGAAACTTGCTTATGGGAAGCTCCAATTCCTTACCCAGGAGTTTCAGCATAATTTACGTGGGATGAACAAATTCAATCTTGGGGTCCTGTAGTTTAAAAGACTATACCCTCAGAAGGAGTATTTATTCATATGGCTAAAGTATGTGTTAATATATGGGCGAACGAGC